TCCAACAGGTGTTGGTAAGACTGAACTTGCTAAACAACTTGCAAAGAATCTAAGTATACACCTTGCACGTTTTGATATGAGTGAATATCAAGAGAAGCATAGTGTAAGTAAGTTAATTGGTTCTCCTCCAGGCTATGTCGGACACGACGAGCATTCAGGACAGTTGATTAACCAATTACAAGAACATCCTAACTGTGTTCTATTGCTTGACGAGATTGAAAAAGCACACCCAGACATTTCGCAGATCCTATTACAAATTATGGACAACGGTAAGATTACTGGAAGTGATGGTAAAGAAGCAGATGCACGTAATTGTATCTTAATCCTTACTACTAACTTAGGTGCAGAACAGGCAGAGAAAAACACTATTGGATTTAGTCAAGCACTTGACGGTGATTATGGTGATGAAGAATTCAAACGCTTCTTTGCTCCAGAGTTTAGAAATAGACTTGACGGTGTAGTTACATTTGGTAAACTAGAAAAACCTATTATGTTAAAAATTGTTGGTAAGTTCTTGCTTGAACTTAAAACAATGCTTGATGATAAAAATGTTGTTTGTCAAATTAGTGACGATGCACTTGATCATCTTGTAGAAAACGGGTTTGATAGTAAAATGGGTGCAAGACCTATGCACAGATATATTGATAAAGAAATTAAACGCCCACTTAGTAAGATGCTTTTATTTGGTGATCTCAAAGATGGTGGTATTTTAAAAATTGATGTTGCTGATAATAAATTGCATCTAGAACCTATCAAAGAAAAGGTAAAAGATGTTACAGAAGCTGTACACAACTAAGTTATTCTATAACAAGTATCTATACAAACTTCGCGTAAAGAGTACTGTTGCATCATTGTTCCGTGGACTTAATTTAGGATATGTTAAATCTAAATTAGATGCTATGCAAAGTGATGCTGAAGCTGAATTACCTATACAAAGTCCGTTTAATCATGCATTTATGCGTCGAAAAGAAAAGACTGTAAGTTTAGAAACGTTTATGGATGCTTGTATTTTATATAATGCATTAGAAAAAAACAAAAGACATGCTATGGTACGTTGTGAAGGTTACACTTTAGATATCTATTCAAACGAACCTGAATGGTTAGAAACATTACAAACACAAGTAAATGCTACACAGTGGTATGCTCCAGAAGATGATAGTATATTTGATTACCTTTTACAAAACGCAAATACACAAGTAATTGATGGTGATGTTGTATGGGAATATAAAGCATTACTAGGTAAAAAAGTTGATCCTAATTTTGCAGACTACTGTGAGAACAATCCAGACGGATTTAAAATAGGACATATTGCAAAACGAGTTGTACGTAACAACCATTTTGCTGAAGGATTTTATTTTTATGCTAAAAATGAACGTTACCTTATGTTGGCAAAGATAGCATTAGGAGGGCAAATCAGGCGTGTAATAAAATATGTTTCACGTAACGATTTGCATAAATAGTATTATGCCAAGCACAAGCGAAATAATTTTATCAGCAAACACACATCCAGGGGATAGTACGACTGAAACTGTAACCGGAAGTAACTTTAAGGGTGACGGATATTATGGAAGATCAGATGGTGTTCATACTGTACAGTATGATTACACAGGTCTTACAGGAACAATCACTATACAAGCAACACTAGCCACTACACCAGCAGACGCTGACTGGTTTGACGTAGATACTGTAACAGTTGCTAATCAAACAGAAGTCAAATATGTAAACTTTACAGGTAACTTTGTTTATATTAGAGCAAAACTAGTATACACAGATGGTACTGTAAACAGTATTAGACTTAATCACTAGGAAGTAATATGGAAAATTTTATTAACATTATTTTTGATAACAAAGAAGAAGTAGACGATATTGTAGTATCAGAAGTTGCTACTATGGCTTCTCCTGCATTACTTGAAAGCGAAACAAACTACACACTAGGCGAAAATGACAACGGTCAAACTATGCTTACTGTAGAAACACACGCTCCCCTAGACGAAGAAGAGTCAGATTTAATTGCAGAAGATGTAGCAAACAAGTTATTTGATTTAGGATACAATAACTTTGATATTGAGGTAAGTGTATAATGCGTTACGGTCAATTTAAGTTAAACGAAGATGAAATAAAAGCTCTAAGACCTGTTGTAGGTAAACAAAAAGATGCAGAAGATTATGTTGAAATTATTCAAGACAGATCAGACGAAGCACCACAAGACGTTCAGAAAAATATTCTAAATGGCCTTGAACAAATTAATAATTATTTAAAACAAAAAATACAACAAAAAACTAAGGCTCCTGTAGATGAACCTACCCAAGAAGGTTTAGAATCAGCTATTGAAGAAAAAGCAAATAACACTGAATATCTAATGCAGATAGCTGAACAAAATGGAATTGATGCATCAAAAGATCCTAAAATATTAGCTGTCCTGAAAGCAATATCTAAAGATCTTATGAAGCAAGGTGCTCAAGTAGGACACGAATCACTTCTAGAAATTAAAAAAGATATTGAAAAAACATATGTACCTTTATCAATTAAAATTACTCAAGGCGGAGTAGGATTTGCTCCTAAAGTTGAGTTACCTGATAACGAAGATGCAGATGGTTATGCAGAAGCATTAGCCTATGCACAAGAGATGCAAGCAAAACAAAACACGTTAACTAAGACTGGCGAATTAGTAAAAAGTTCTATAGCTGATATGGTTAATGCAGTTATGGAAAAGGCAGGTAGAGAAGAAAAAATTGAAGATGCAGAACGTGAATTAACTCGTATTAAAGAATTCTTAAACCTGTGTGTATCTGAACCGTTTATTAATTTTGACACACTGATTGAAAAATCAAAAGGTACTGTTAAACAAGAATTTGAAAGTAGTCCCAAAGGAAAACAGTATGCAGATGTTTACGAAAACTTTGGAAACATATTAGGAAGAACAATTGATAAATCAGGTGCTGGTGCATGGGGTCCTGGAGAGCTAGGCCTATTAATGTTGTCTGATCCTGTTAAAAAAGGCTCCAAAGGAGATATTGAGACAGGTTCCGGAAAACAAGTAGAAGTTAAAGCAAGTAAAAAAGCCAATGCTGGTGCAAGATTAAATGTTGAGCAGGCAATTAAAGGAAATTTAGTTCCTCAATATAATCCGATTTTACAAAAATACTTTGGAAAGACTACAACCGTTGATGGCGAAAAAGTTAAAGTAGATCACCAAATGGAACAAGGACAACTTAATTTTACTGCTAGAGGATTTAATATTTTAAATGACATGACTCAACAAGTACCTAATTGGAATAAGCAACAAGCTATACAATTCTTAATAGATGCGGTTAATATACCAATGAAGTCTTATTCATCTGATAAAAACTATGTAAAAAATTTAGCAAACAGTATGTCTAGTGCTGTTGACGATGCTGGGCGTTTTAATTTCCAAGGGTTTCAACGTGCTTTTACTAAACTCTTGTTTGCAATTTATAAGTCAGAAATGTTAGACTGTATATTGATAGTAAATCCAATATTAGGAACCTTCCTTGTAATGAATGACCCTAAGGATGTTGATTCTACTGTAGAAGCAGGAATGGTAATTTCAGGCGGTATTGACTTTAAAGATAAACAGTCTACTAAATCCCCACAAATTGGTGTTGGTAAGTTAAACTAAAGTAAGTTCTTTTTCTCTATCTAAATATTTGTATTCAACTTTGACTGGATCCCAGCGTTCTAGTGCATCAAATACTTTATCTTTGTGTAATTCACCACATGTATATACATCTAGTTGTACAAGTGCAGGACTTGTTTCGTCCCAAACATGTATTGCTATATGACTTGTTTCAATAATAGTAACACAAGTAAACCCTCTATTGCCTGACATTTCACAATACTTGGCATACGGACCCATCATTATTTTCATGTCTATATCTCTTATTAAATTACCCGCCCAATCGACTATGGTTTGTTCGCATTGTGGCGGATTGCTAACTTCAGCTCTAATTATCATGTGTTTATGCTTCAACATAGCCGTTCCTTTTTGGTTTCTATTTAGTCCACTGAACTATGAGAGGTTGACTAATATTGATAAATACTTTAACATGTACACACTAGGAGTTTAATTATGGCCAAAACGTTCAAAGATTATCTAAAAGAAGCTATTGTAGCTTCAAATTACCACTGTAAAGATTGTGGTTGCCAAATGCACAACTGTAAACCAGAATGTCAATGCGAACACGATTCACACGATGAAACAGGTAGTTGGTGGGTAGACAAAAATGGTAACGGCGTACATGATATGGATGAAGAAAGTGCTGGCAATCCAGAACTTGATAAATTATCAGAAGGTGATGATCGTATCATGTTTAAGGGCAAAGAAATAGACACAGATACTATCGAGTACGATATGCAAGATTTTAGTGACATGATTGCTCCTATTGAGTTTGCAAAATACACAGATGGTACTGAAGTTGATGATGCAGATTTAGGAGATTTAGACGAACTTCCTGCAATGATAGATTGGATTGCTCAAGACTACACGGACAGACAAGCCGACCAAGCAGACATGTATAGAGATGCACAAAGGCACGGTGATTTTGAATCAACAGAACTTGATAGAATTAAAGAACTTGCTGGTGCAAGTATTGACGAAACATATGATGACGATGATGACTTCTACGAAGCATACGGTGAGATGTGGTGGAATGAAGATGACGATCCAATAGACGAAGCAGAGTACCAAGGACGTAAAGTTAAACTTGGTAAGCCAATGCAAGGTGATGTTAAGAAATTTAAAGTATATGTAAAAGATCCTAAAACAGGTAATGTTAAAAAAGTAAACTTTGGACACGGCGGTTCAAGTGTTAAAGGTAAAGCAATGAGCATTAAGAAGTCTAATCCTGCACGTAGAAGAAGTTTCCGTGCTAGACACAACTGTGACAATCCGGGCCCACGTACTAAAGCACGTTACTGGTCATGTAGGAAGTGGTAATATGTTATTAAACGAAATATTCAATAACCCAGTAAACGATTCAATGCCTTTCAACGTTATCGATGATGTACATTATCATATGATTAACGATGAAGGTTTTTATCGCAAGCACTATATGCCGTGTATGGATAAAATGAAAAGTGAAACTAACGAAAAAATTATTCAAGGTTTAATTATGCCCTTATGTGATAAAGCATTGAATCACTATTGTATGAAATATGATCTAAATAAAACTCCTTCAGAATTAATGACTAAAAGTGATAAATCAGATCTTGCACATAAAGTATTAGATCATGAAAGAAATCCTAAGGAAGAACTACCAGATGCTATTAAGACAACTATTTGAAGATAAATTAAAAACAGCCGTAATTGGTTGGGGAAGAATGAATCCTCCAACAATAGGTCACAGTGTATTAGTTGATGCTATTAATGCTAAAGCAAAACAATACGGTGGTGATCCGATGTTGTTTTTAACTATGTCTCATTTAGATAAAGGTGCAACAAAGTCGTATCTAACACCTACAGGTAAACCAAAAAAAGTTATTCGAACAGCAGGTATTAAAAATCCATTAGATTGGAAGACAAAATTAAGTTATGCTCAAAAGTTTTTTAAAATTCCTATCAGTACAGATCCTAGCCTAAACACTATTATGGCTGTTATGAAAAGTTTAGAAACAAAAGGCTATGAAAAAGTAGTTCTTGTTTGCGGTTCTGATAGAGTAAAAGAATTTGAAACACAAGTACTCCCTTACAACAACACGCCAGATCAGTCAGGAAATATTAATTTTAATATAAAAGAAGTTACTGTAGAAGAAGGTGGATTTAGAGACGAAGAAGCAGACGATGCTAGTGGTATGAGTGCAAGTAAAATGCGTGACGCGGCCGCACAAGATGACTTTGAACGTTTTAAACAAGGTGTTCCAGATCAAAGTGTGGCACAACAAATGTTTGATGACGTTCGTGAAGGTCTAGGCTTTAATCACCAAGCAGAAGATTATAACTTAGACGAATTAAATCTATTTAAAACTACAGACAATACAAGTGTCAAAGAACAAGATCCAAATAAACTAAAAGTGTTAGACTGGATTGCTGACAGAGCAGACGGCAAAGAACACTTTTTAAGTTTTTATCGTAAAGAGGCGGCATGGAGTGGTAGATTGTTATTCATCAAACCAGAAGCGGCGGCAAAATTTAGACGCAAGGTTGAAGATAACGAAGAACACATGGATAGAATTAAACAAGCTCTAACAAACATTGAAACTACATCTAAACTATTTACGAACCTAGGTATTAAACACGACATTAGACGGGCTGAATAATATGGACATCGAACGTTTAAAAGAGCTGGCAGGTGTCAACGAATATAAAGGATACACACCTTACACATTAGAAAACATTAGTAAGACTGCTAGTGAGAAACGTAAGATAGAAAGAGAAAAAAAGATTAAACCAGGCGATAACGACTGGTTCAAACTTTGGTTTAGTTTACCACATATGACTGGTGGTGGATTTAGAGGACGTAAAAAATGAAGTTTCATAGTTTAAAAGACATTGAAAACAAAGTTCCTAAGCCAGGTAGTTTTAAACACTTCTTGCGTATACAAGAACACGGAGGTCGTGTTGTAAAAGGTGTTAACACTACAGCAGACGTTGGTGTAGATGCTATTAAAAAGCAAGCCGCTAAGTTTGGTAACAAAGTAGACAAAGATGGACGCCCACCTACACTATCAAAAAAAGTAAAAGGCTCCAAAACCAATGTATTGTTCAATCTAGGTATGACAGAATCGGTTGACAAAGCCGATGAAAGTGTGTTATACTATGCTAAGATGGCAGAGAATTTGGGCGAATTAGCAAGTACAAGTAAAGTATACGTAGACATGGACGGTGTACTAGCAGACTTTTTCGGAGAATGGCAAAAGTTAATAGGTAAGGATTGGCGTAAGGTCAAAGACATTGAACCTGCACTACAAAAGATTAGAGACAAAGATAACTTTTGGTTAGACTTGCCATTACTACCACAAGCAAAAAACTTACTAGGTGTTATTAAAAAAGTAAAAGGTAGTTATACTATCCTAAGTAGCCCACTACCAAACGATCCTAATTCAGAACCACACAAGCGTGAATGGATTAAAAAGAATTTAGATTTCTTTCCACCAGAGAACGTAATCATTACACATGACAAACCTAAATATGCTGTTAACAGCGACGGTACACCTAACATATTAATCGACGACTTTGGTAAAAACATTGCTAGTTGGGAAGCGGCAGGTGGCGAAGGCTTTAAACACAAAGATCACAAGTTTGAAAGAACAGCAAAAGCAATACAACAACACATGCAAGAGCCTGTAAAAGAAGGTGCAGAAATTACTATGTGGACCAATCCCGAGTATCAAGGCGCTGATGTTGACGACAAATATTATAAAAAGCAACCAGTAAAAATCGTAGACGTATCTAAACTTACACCGTTTGAACCTGCTGACAAAATGGATCCAAAAGATAATCACGACAATATGATGCGTTTTGTTGATAAGATTAAAGCAGGTAAAAAAATTAAGCCTATTGTAATTGTGCCACACAAAGGTAAGTTACTGATAGTTGACGGACATCACAGATACTTTGCACATCTAAAAGCAGGTGTAGATAAGGTACGTGCTGTTGTTGCTGATCCAAAAGACGTAACTTGGCGCGATGATGTTCCAGAAAGTGTACAAGAACGTACTCTTACCAAAGGCGAAGAAAAGAAAAAAGAAAAAAACGTCAAGGGTATGAAAAAGAATAAAGGCGACTTTAAAAAACGTTACGGCAAGGACGCTGATGCTGTTATGTATGCAACTGCTACTAAAATGGCAAAAGAAGCTCTTATAAGCGGACTTTATACTACTGATCAAGTATTAGACTTATTAGAAAATTTTGCAGATGGCAAGAAGAGTGGTAAAAGCAGACCTGGTAGAGTAAAAAAGTCTGGTGCTAGTTGTAACGGTAGTGTAACTGAGCTACGTAAGAAGGCTAAGAATGCATCAGGCGAACGTGCTAAGATGTATCATTGGTGTGCTAATATGAAGTCTGGCAAGAAGAAATGAGATACACAGAATTTAAACAATTTGACGTTAAGTCTTTCCTAAGCGAAGGAACAGAATACAATTTATACTTGCAATTGAAAGAAAGCACTCCGCAACAATTACAAGAAGGTATTGCAGATAGTTTAAAAAAACTTCCTAAGAATTTATTAGGAAAGGTTACACCAATCCTTAAAAAAATACCAAAGACAGGTAAGAATCTTGTGTTAGTAGCAACACTACTTGGAACTATAGCTGGAGCAGTACAAGCAGGAGACATGGCAAAAGTAGATACTCCGCTTGATAAACTTAATAGTATGACAACAATGAGTGCAACAATGGACCCAGGTAATGATATAGGCCCTGGACACGCAATGCCTGACAATATAAAGGTGTTAAAAATGCCAACACCTCCACCAGCACCAGGTGCTGATACTCCGGACGGCACAAACGACAATGGTGTTAACACACAAACAGATAAAAATGGTAACCGTACAGTGTCTAGTGGAGCAGGAACATATACTTTTTCATCAAGCGGTGACTTGTTAAAATACGAAACACCTAAAATGGGAGGTTTACAGCAAACACACGATATTGCAAAGAAGACTGTAACAGTAGACTTTGGTACTACTATTAAAGGGGCTGGTATAGATCAAAAAGCAACTTATGATATGAGTGGTAAACTTATAAGTGCAGATAATACCTCTATAAGTTCCGGAGATATGTCTGTTAGTATTGATAAGGATAAAGGAAAAACAGTAGATATTAAAACTTTGTCTGGTACGAAACATAGCCTTAATGATAAAGATCCAAAAAAGTATGATAAACTTGCGGCTATGAAAAAAGATATGGATCAGTCTCAAGCTGATTTTAAGAAAGCAAATACTGCTACTCTTAAAAAAATGGGTATAAGCAGATAGAAAAAAGGTAAATACTAGCATGTTAATAAGAGAACTTTTTATAGAAGCAAAGAAAGAAATGTGCCCAAAAGCATGTTGCGGACAGCCTGTAACGGAATGTAAATGCGGTCCAGACTGTAAGCATTGTGACTGCTATGCTAAGAATAAAGCAATGAAAGAAACAGCAACACAAGGTGGAACCTCTTCCTCAAATGTGTCTGTTGGCGCTATACACCCTAACGATGCTAAACGTGACAAAAACGGTGTTCCTAAAGCAAAACAAGCACTAAATAAAGATGGTACTGCAAAGAACGGATTAGACATGGGCGGTAGTGGTTTACTTAGCGGTGGCTCAATAGTTAAAAGAAAAAAATAGGATAATACGATGAGAGAAAAAGATTTAAAAGAAAACGGTCTAGCTGACATGGCATACAAGGTTGAAAGAGACCATGAAGTGCAAATGGCTAGAGGTGATCTATACAAAATTGCCAAGTACGGTATTAAACTACACGAAATGCTTAAAGGCGTAAGTGAAGAACAAGGACTTGAAGGTTGGGTACAAGCAAAGATTACTAAAGCCGCAGACTACTTAGGTAGTGTATATCATCATCTAGACTATGAACAAAAATTTGACGAAGTTTCTGAATCTAAAAAATCTAACATTAAAGAAGAAGAAGCTACTATGACAGTTACTAATGCTGATAAGAATGCAAATTCAAAAGCATGGCAAGAGTATAAAAAAGGTAATCCAAAATACAAGTACGATAAAGATGCAGTTCCGGATAAACCAAAAACAAAAACTACAGATTCAAAATCATATGCAGATTATTTGCAATCAAAATTAAACGAAGCAAAAAGTCTGTGTGCTGATTGCGGTAAGCCAAGTTACACTACACTTGACGAAGAAAAGCAAAAAGGTGTTGACGGCAAAGTATGCTGGAAAGGCTACAAGCGTATGGGAACTAAGAAAAAAGGCGGCAAGACTGTAGACAACTGCGTTAAGATGTAGTAATGCAGAGCTTCGAATCATCCATAGATGATTGGATACAAAACTTTTTAAGTAAACCCTCTAAAACATTTAATAACTTACCTCCATGTCCATATGCTAAAAAGGCTTGGTTAGACAATTCTGTTCTAACACATTGGCTTGACGGTTCATTTGAATTAGACGTGTGGATACGTGCAGAAATAGAAAACTATACATATCATTGGCCTAAAGGCAAAGAAGTAGTTGTATTAGGGTTCGACTACGACCGTATAACTGCAAACAATTTAAGTAAAATTATCGACGATACTAAACCTATGTTAGACAAACGTGGTTATGTTGCACTAGAAGACCATCCACTTGATCCTGAAGAAGTACAAGGTGTAAAACTAAATCATGGAAAATATGGCTTAGTGCTTATACAAGAAAAAGAAAAGTTAAATACTGCAAGGGCATGGCTAGAAAAGAAAGACTATTATAAAAACTGGCCGCAAGATTATAAAACAGAGGTACAAGAACGGTGAGTGATATATATGCTAGAATTGATCTATCGAAAACAAACTATAGAATGTCTAAATCGGCTGTACTGTTTGAGAACCCTCCAGTAGAACAATTACAAGAAATATACGATCATTACTGTAAGTACAAACAATTTGAAAGTGTAATGCCTTTGTTTAATGAAGACTTATGTGCACCACGTAGTGATATAATTGGATACTACAGTAATAAGAATCTAGTTGCATTTAGCTTTTATCATAACTTCAATAAGCACAATGTAGAAGCAATACAGTTTGCATGGAACTACAAAAACCCCAAATTAGTACTAGGTTTAAAGAGTCTACGCCACGAATGTGCATATTACAAAGCCAAAGGTGTTAAGTACATATACGTTGGCTATGCAGATGAATATAAGAAGCAAATTAACGGTTTTGAAATTTGTCCGCCAAGATAATGGCAAAATAACACTTGACAACGTCCCTAAAATAATGTATAATATAGATTAAATTAAAGGAGAATCTTATGAGTGATAGAGTATACGGTGGCGACGAGAAGGCTAAACTAGAACGTTTGGTTAACGAAGGCGCAACAGTGTTACGTGAAATTGAAGATCTAAGCACAGGTCTTAAAGAAACAGTAAAAGCAGTAGCAGAAGAACTGGATATTAAACCAGCTCTTATTAACAAAGCAATTAAGGTTGCACACAAAGGCGATTGGGAAAAAGTTGCTGATGAGTTTGACGATCTAGAAACACTTGTTGTTACAGTCGGCAAAGACAAGCCGTAATGCAAAAGGTAAAAGATTTTTGGATCAACAGTTACAAAAGTGACAAGATTGCTTTTGGATTTGAATTAATAAGTTTTGTATTTACAGTTATGGCAAGTTTAACCTTGGCATTTAATGCTGTAGATCCTAATATGCTTATTATCTATCCGTTCTTTTTTGTAGGATCGGTTACACAATGCTACGCGGCTGTACGCAGAGGCGCGGCATGGGTAATGTTATTAACAGGCTACTTTGCTGTTATTAATGTATTTGGATATGGAGTTGCGGCACTATGGTGGTAAAACCCTATCAACCATTAGCATGGTTTAGTACGGCATGTCTACTAGTTGCCGCTACAATGGCCGCTTTTAATTTATACCCTTATTACATTTACGCATTTATTGTTAGTAATGGACTTTGGGTATTAATAGGCCTTTTGTGGAAAGAAAAAAGTTTAGTAGTATTAAATGCAGGATTAACCGTAATTTATGTTGCGGGTTTGCTGTTTTAATAAATAATAATAACGCCAAAGGCAATTGCCAGGCATGTAGAAGGTTAAGTTGGCCACAAGCAACGTAGGAAAATATGAAGTTAAGTTGTAGTACACTATACATCTCGCACCCCACTGCTATTCGGCATGGACCATTAGGGGCAAACAAACAATCTAGACAATCTATTGTTGAACATTTTCTTAAATTAAAAGATAAAAGTCAGCCTACTAACGAGTCTTGGAAGACTGGGCATGACATACATCTTGAACATGACATACTTAATCCTTTATTAGATCAAATACACTTATGGTATTGCAATAATATTGTAGGTCCAAGAGGTCCTAAATTTATGCAAGATCAAGTTTGGCCTAACACTAAGTTTTTTGATATAGATGCTGAAGTTTGGTTTCAAGAGAGCTTGCCCGGACAAGGATGTCCACAGCATGAACACGGTACACTAAGCCGTTACAGTTGGGTTTACTATTTAGATGTAGGCGAAAGTAACAATCCACTTACATTTGTTGAAATGAAAGAAACAAAAAACGAAGTATTTCCGGTTGACGAAATACATCTTCCTGTGTATAATGATATGATAGTAATGTTTCCAAGTATTATACATCATAAAGTATATCCTGTAAACACAACAAGATATGTTTTAGCAGGTAACATTAACGACATTACGCAAAAGGAGAATTAATTGAGTTACGTAGACGCATTATTTGATAGAGACAGTGACATTGTACGTGTTGTAGAACGTAAAGACGGCAAAAGAAAGTTTACTGAGTATCCGATCAAATATACATTTTATTACGAAGATCCAAAAGGTAAATTTAAAAGCATCTACGGCGATCCTATTAGTAGAATTGTGTGTAAGAACACAAAAGAGTTTCGTAAAGAACTTGCTATTAATAAAGGCAAGAAGATGTTCGAAAGCGACATCAATCCTATCTTCCAGTGCTTGAGTGAAAACTATCTCAATCAGGACGCACCTAAACTAAACATTGCATTTTTTGATATTGAGACTGACTTCGATCCAGAACGTGGCTTTGCTGATCCAGCTGATCCGTTTATGCCGATTACAAGTATTAGTGTATACTTGCAGTGGATGGAAACTATGATATGTTTAGCAGTTCCACCCAAGACACTTACCATGGAACAAGCAAAAGCAGAATTAAAAGGTATTGACAATGTAATGTTGTTTGAAAAAGAAAGTGAAATGATTGATACTTTCTTAACATTAATTGAAGATGCTGATATTTTATCAGGTTGGAACAGTGAAGGTTATGATATTCCGTATACTGTAAACAGAACTAGTCGTGTACTAAGCAAAGACGACACAAGACGTTTTTGTTTGTGGGGACAACTTCCTAAAAAACGTGAATATGAAAAGTATGGTAAATCAGCTGTAACCTTTGACCTAATAGGTAGAGTACATTTGGATAGTTTAGAACTTTATCGTAAATATACATATGAAGAAAGACACACATATAGACTTGATGCCATTGGCGAAATTGAAGTTGGAGAAAACAAAGTTCCTTATGAAGGCACTTTGGATCAACTGTACAACAATGACTTTAGAAAGTTCATTGAATACAACATTCAAGATACCGCACTACTGGACAAGCTGGACAAAAAACTAAGATTTATTGATCTCAGTAACGAACTAGCTCATGCAAATACTGTTTTGCTACAGACCACTATGGGTGCAGTAGCAGTTACAGAACAAGCGATTGTTAATGAAGCACATAGACGTGGTATGCAAGTACCTAATCGTCCGCACCGTGATGAAGAAAACACACAAGCGGCAGGTGCTTATGTTGCGTTTCCGAAAAAAGGTTTGCACAAGTGGATTGCTAGTATGGACTTGAACAGTCTGTATCCTAGTGTTATTCGTGCATTGAATATGGATCCAGCAACAGTTGTTGGACAACTACGTCCAGACATTTCAGATGCTCGTGTACGAGAAGACATGGGCCTTAAGAAAAAATCCTTTGCAGGTAGTTGGGAAGGACGTTTTTCAACAGAAGAATATGAAGCAGTTATGGAACAAAAACGTGATACTGCACTAACTGTGGATTGGGAAAACGGACAAAGTGATGTACTATCTGGTGCAGAGATATACAAACTTATATTTGACAGTAATCAACCTTGGATGCTTAGTGCAAACGGTACTATCTTTACAACAGAACACGAAGGTGTTATCCCTGGACTACTTAAACGTTGGTACAGTGAACGTAAAGAACTACAAGCGATGTTAAAGAAGGCTAAAGATGCCGGCAATGCTACAGAAATTGAGTATTGGGACAAGAGACAACTTGTTAAAAAGATTAACTTGAACAGTTTGTATGGTGCTATTCTTAATCCAGGTTGTAGATTCTTTGACAAACGTATAGGACAGTCAACTACACTATCAGGTCGTACTATTGTTAAACACATGAGTGCAGAAGCAAACAAAGTTATTACAGGTACATATGATCACGTAGGTGATGCAGTTATATATGGTGATACAGACTCTGTTTACTTTAGTGCTTACCCAACTCTTAAAGAAGGTATTGACAAAGGCGAAATTCCGTGGAGTACAGAGAACGCTATTAAACTATATGATCAAGTAAGTGAAGCAGTTGACAGCACATTTATAAACTTTATGCTAGAAGCATTTCATTGTCCAAAGAGTCGTGCAGATGTTATTGCGGCAGGTAGAGAGATTGTTGCAAAAAGCGGATTGTATATTACTAAGAAACGTTATGCGGCATTAGTAATTGACAACGAAGGCTTTAGAACTGACGTAGAAGGCAAGCCGGGCAAAGTAAAAGCAATGGGCTTGGACTTGCGTAGATCAGATACTCCAGTATTCATGCAGGAGTTCTTAAGCGAACTATTGCTTATGGTACTTACTGATGTTGAAGAAAGAAAAGTACTAGATCGTATTACAGAATTTCGTAAGGAGTTTAAATTACGTCCTGGGTTTGAAAAAGGTGCACCTAAACGTGCAAACAAAATTGGACATTATCAACGTCTTGAGGAGAAGCAAGGTAAAGCAAACATGCCTGGACATGTAAGAGCAAGTATCAATTGGAATACACTGAAACGTATGAACGGTGACAAGTATTCGCAAGAGATTGTAGATGGTATGAAAGTTATTGTTTGCAAACTAAAACAGAATCCTTTGGGCTTTACAAGTGTTGCGTATCCAACGGATGAATTACGTATTCCAGATTGGTTTAAAGAACTGCCGTTTGATGGAGATGCAATGGAATCAACTATTATTGATAACAAACTAGATAACCTAATTGGTGTGCTTAACTATGATTTAGAAGACACTAAACAGAACAATACGTTCAATAGTTTGTTTGACTTTGGAGGTGAATAATGCAACATACAATACAACAACTAATGGATAAGGTCAGTGCTATGCACGGTTTAGCCGTACAAGCACATAGAGAAAAATACAAAAGTGCAGATAGAGAATATGATGTATTTAAAGTAACTATGTTGGTTGAACAAATACAGGCACTTGCAGGTGATATCTACAACGATAGAACACCTCATCCTAAATTACAAAAGAAGAAGGAGACTGAATGAAACTAACTTTAATTGGGTACGGGTTTGTCGGCAAGGCTGTATACGAAGTACTCAAAGACTACCACGAAATAACGATTGTTGATCCTGAATATAACGGTAATGTTATCGACAATGACAGCGACGGTTATATTGTTTGTGTACCAACACCAGCAACAATAACCGGAGCATGTAATATGACTATTGTTGACACAGTAATCAAAGCATGCCCAAATGATAAACCTATTCTAATTAAAAGCACAATTAGTTTAGAAGGTTGGCGTAAGGATATTCAGCCACAAGGTAAAGAAGTTACATTTAGTCCAGAATTTTTAACTGCCGCAAATGCAAATGAGGACTTTAAAAATCAAACTACAATGTTATTTGGTGGAGGTAATGTAGAGTTTTGGAATGATGTGTTTATATTAGCAAAAGGTTTCAATCCAATTTATGCAACAGTAGAAGAATTAATATTAACAAAATATTTACGTAATAGTTTTTTAGCAACTAAGGTTGCTTTCTTTAACGAAGTTTATGATTTGTGTGAATCTGCAGGAATAGATTATAATCAAGTTAAAGCATTGGTAGGAGAGGACAAAAGGATTACACATAGTCATATGCAAATTCCTGGTCCGGACGGCGACAGAGGTTTTGGAGGAGCATGTTTTCCAAAAGATACAGAAGCATTACTATATTCAGCAAATGTAGTTGGCGCCTGGTTACCAATATTATCAACGGCTGTAAAAAGCAATAAGAACATAAGGAAAGAAACATGAAGATACTATTAACAGGGCATCTAGGTTTCATTGGATCACGACTATACGAAAAATTAGTTGTAGATGGACATGATGTCGTCGGTATAGATATTAAAGAAGGTACCGACATACTAACAGCAGAATTACCTAAAGTAGATTTTGTTATTCACTTGGCAGGCATTGGAGGTGTAAGAGAAAGTCTTGCAGATCCTGCAAAATATTGGAATACTAATGTAGAAGGAACAAAGCGTATACTTGAATTTTATGACGATGTTCGAGTATTAGTAGCAGGATCAAGTTCGCAGTATGAACCACACTTGAATCCTTATGCCGCAAGTAAGAATGTAATTGAAAACATTCCACATCCTAATGCGTTGTTTATGAGATTCCATACAGTGTATAGTGAAAGTCCAAGAGCTAAAATGTTCTTTGATAAATTACTTAATGGTACATTAGAATATACTACTAATCATCAAAGAGACTTTATACATTTAGAAGATCTTACAGATGGTATAATCTTATTAATGGACAAAGACCTTACTGGAAATGTAGACATTGGTACAGGAGAATGTGTACGGATCCAAGATATAAGACCCGACTTGCCTGTAAAGTTAAATACTGTTGGCGAAAGAACAAAAACACAGGCAAATACACATTTGATGGATAAGTTAGGCTTCAGACCTAAATATACAGTAGATGGATTTTTAAAAGAACAAGGCTTTAAGAAATGAAGATAGGCTTCACATGTAGTACATTTGATCTGCTCCACGCAGGTCATATACAAATGCTGAGAGATGCAAAAGAACAATGTGAATACTTGATTTGTGGCTTACAAATTGATCCAAGTCTTGATCGTCCAGAGAAGAATTCACCCGTACAAACTATAGTAGAAAGACATACACAACTTAGTGCTATCAAGTACGTTGACGAAATAATCCCATATCAAACAGAAACAGACTTAGAAGACATTCTAAATATGCTTCATATTGACGTTAGGATTTTAGGTGAAGAATACAAAAATGGTAAGTTTACTGGTAGGGCTATATGTGCCAAACGAGGAATCGAACTGTTTTTTAACAAAAGAGAACACCGTTTTTCGAGCAGTGATCTCCGAAATAGAGTAAAAAGTAGTTGACTTTATCAACAAAATGTCGTATAATAAAAGGAACATAGGAGAAGTATAATGAAAGATATTTTACAAGATGTAGTAGCAAAGACACATTCTCTAGGCTTTTTGAGCTTAGTGAAAGTAACAGGCGATGATGCCGGTACTACAGTTGAATCAATGGCAGAAGATCGTAGTGTGATCCTGTCAGCAAACACAAAAGAAAAGGTAGCTGAATTTGGTGCAAACATTTTTGGTATGCCTAACTTGGATAAACTTGCATTGCATTTAAAGAATCCAGAGTATCAAAAGAATAGCAAACTTACTGTTGTTAAACAAGACCGTAACGGAGTAACTATTCCAACAGGTATTCACTTTGAAAATGAAGCAGGTGATTTCCAGAATGATTTCCGTTTTATGTCAACAGAAATTATTAATGAAAAACTTAAAAGTGTTAAGTTTAAAGGTGCAACATGGGACGTAGAGTTTACTCCATCGTTAGCGGCTATTACAAGAATGAAATTACAAAGTGCGGCACATTCAGAAGAAACAACTTTTACAATTAAAGTTGAAGAAACTGGTGGTGTTAGTGACGTAATGTTTTACTTTGGTGATGCAAATACACACGCAGGTAAGTTTGTGTTCCAAACAGGCGTTGAAGGTAACTTGAAACATCCATGGACATATCCAGTAGCACAAGTACAAGCAATCCTAAACTTAGATGGACAAGCAACAATGAGTCTAAGTGATCAAGGAGCAATGCAAATTACAGTTGACAGTGGTATGGGTACATATAATTACATTTTACCAGCACAATCTAAGTAGGAGAAAAAGTTGAATACGGACTTAACAACAGAACAAAAAGACTATGCAATCTTTCTTCCAGCTCTAAGTGGATTCTACGCAACATTTGTAGGTAAACAAAGACGTGAAGAATATGTTGAAGAAAGTCGTATTCCTTATCCTAATATGGAAAGTATGAATTGGTTAAACAAAAAAGAAGGATTGTTTAACTATCATTGGACATTGTACTCAGCAGGACATGCTGAGTTAGATACAATGAAAGATGCACCTAAAGAACTTATGGTTAGAGAACGTGATCGTAAAAACAGTTGGTTACTTGGTGACAGTGGTGGCTTCCAAATTGGTAAAGGTGTTTGGGAAGGCGACTGGAAAGATCCTAACTGTCCTAAAGCACAAAAGAAACGTGAGCAAGTACTTGCGTGGATGGATGCTTATATGGACTATGGAATGATACTTGATATTCCGGCTTGGGTGGCACGTTCACCTGCTGGAGCAAAAGCAACAGGTATTAGTACATACCAAGAAGCAGTTGATGCTACACGTATTAACAACGATTATTTTATGAAGAATCGTTCAGGTGCTTGTAAGTTCCTTAATGTATTACAAGGTGAAAATCATGCTGATGCAGAAGATTGGTATCAGCAAATGAAAGACTACTGTGATCCTAAAAAGTATGAGAATCATTTTAATGGTTGGTCGATGGGTGGACAGAACATGTGTGATATACACTTAGTTCTAAAACGTATTGTAGCATTAAGATTTGACGGATTACTTGAACAAGGTAAACATGACTTTATGCACTTCTTAGGAACATCAAAACTAGAGTGGGCTACACTACTAACTGATATTCAAAGAGCAGTACGTAAGTATCATAATCCAAACTTTACAATTACATTTGATTGTGCTTCTCCTTTCCTTGCTACAGCAAATGGACAAATTTATATTCAAACTGAAACCGAAGATAGAACTAAATGGGTCTATAGAATGGTTCCAAGTATTGATGAATTGAAGTATGCAACTGATACACGTAACTTTAGAGATGCTGTACTAGCAGATGGTATCTTTAAAAACTTTACTGACAGTCCTTTAACTAAGAATATTAAAGTAAACGATGTTTGTATATATGCTCCTGGAGACACTAACAAGGTTGGTGGTCCTAAAATTTTAGCAGGAGAAATTGACCGAGACAAACATGGTAATCCTATACTAGACGATAATGGTAGCGAAGTTATTCGTAAACGTGATTCAACTAGTTGGGATAGTTTTAGCTATGCTATACAAATGGGTCATAATGTATGGAGTCACATTAATGCAGTACAAGAAGCAAATAGACAATACGACAATGGAAGCGTTCCGGCAATGCTTGTGGAGGAGCAATTCGACAGGCTATATTTTAGAGATGTTGTGGAAGCAATATTTGCAACTTCAAACAGAGATGAGGCAGAAGCAATCATAGAAGAATACAGCAAATTTTGGATGTCAATTATTGGCACTAGAGGAGCAGTAGGCAAAAAGACTGTAAACGCAAATACAGGATTTGGCAATTTATTTGAGGAGGTATAAAGATGGCGACAGGAAGAAAAAGTAAAAGTGCAAAAAAATTACAAAGTATGCACGACTACTTACACAACAAAGTAGATGCAGTAGAAAAGGAACGTGCAGGTGATAGATCATACAATCACAAAGCACATCTTATTAATTTGAAAAAACAAAAACTTGCTGTAAAGGATCAGCTTAATAGCAATGAATAGAGATTATGACAATGGTGTTAAGGATGATGTTGTATACTTTACAGGCTTTGAAGTAGAAAAAACTCCAGTACATGGCGAACATACTTTATTTGTTGTAGGTGCTCAAGATCCTAAAGAAGTAATTGAGAGAGTACAAAAAGAAGCAGTCGAACATGTCTACTTAGGTGCTAATCAAAGTTTTAATATTACACTTCCTTTTGGTACTAAAAAAGAACAAACAGACTGGGATAATCTAATTACAGAATTACTAAAATTAGGTATTTGGGTTACACTAGACTATGATGTTAAGTATCACGAATTTGTACTAGAATCTGGATATAACGAAAACGATAAGTTTATTGGTATGATTAGTGTAAAGTTACCTTATATTGATCAACTTAACTACAATGCATGTATTAAAATTGATGATAAAGACTTTAAAGCATCAAATGCAGGTGTTTGGGTACATTATGCTAGAGATTTACAACCAAGAGATAAGTTTACATCTTGGGAAAAGTATGAAAATGATTCACCAATATCTATTGACAACGATGAGTAAAGGTAGTATAATAAATGGACGGTAATGCAACAAATGAACATGAACGTTATTATGACGGTATGTTAAGAATGATGAAAGAGGCAGATATGACAGAAGGCAAACAAAACGCATTGCAAAACGCAAAGCGAATGATTTGGGTTACTTTTAAGAAAGAAGGTATCCACAAGTATCCTGCGGCACTAGATGATCCTAGTCTTGCAACAGGTGATGAATATGATGTAAGTTTTTTAGGTTATCCACACAGACACATATTTCATTTTAGAGTTGGTATCACTGTAACACACAATGACAGAGATATTGAATTTATTCAGTTTAAACGTTGGATGGAGAAGTTATACGCAGAAAAAACTTTAGAACTTGATTATAAGTCATGTGAAATGATGTCAGATGATTTATATCAACAAATTACAGACAAGTACCCCGGACGTGAGGTCCACATCGAAATTTCCGAGGACGGAGAGAACGGTGCACACATTACATACCCTAGCTATTAAAGGAGAAACACAAATGGCAACCCAGGGTCAATACTTTGCTAATAACCCAGAGATTGTAAAAATCTTTGACGATCTAGAACGTTTTAAAACGTTCTGTGCAACTGCTTACTTGTATGGCCATGACGGCTATATTTGGAACGAAAGAGATCTATATAATAATAAAAGTCGTGCTTGGCAGGCTTATAGCAGATTTCGTTCTGGTGGTAAGCGTAAATTTAATAAGAATAACGGTCAAGGTCGTTATCAAAGTACTAGGAGACACTAATGACAATTTACATTGTAGATATTGAAGCAGTAGATACACGTTATACTAAGCAGTGGAAAGAATATCTTCCTAAGCAACTGCAACGAGCTACAAATGTAGATGTAGAAGTCATTAGTGGTGGGGAAACGCCTCAGGCTACAACGCCTGGGGCTTTCCTTAACTTTGGTGGTACTAATGTTTACAAAAGTAAACAGTTAGAAACTATAGGAGAAATGTTCTGCGATGGAACTGTTAAGGACGGCGATTATTTTATCTATACCGATGCCTGGAATCCTACAGTGGTACAATTACGCTACATGGCAGAGTTACTCGGTGTTAATATTTCTATTGGTGGTTTGTGGCATGCAGGTAGTTATGATCCGCAAGATTTTTTAGGTAGGCTTATAGGCAATAAACCTTGGGTAAGGAATGCAGAACGTAGTATGTTTGATTGCTATGATCATAACTTTTTTGCTACACAATTCCATATTGATTTATTTTTACAAACATTTAAGAACAAAGATAACCCTAAAGAATTTCAACAAGTTAATGAAGATAAAATTAAACGTGTTGGTTGGCCTATGGAGTATTTGACTACTAGTTTAGACAGTTACAAAAATATGCCTAAAGAAGATATAATCTTGTTCCCGCATAGAGTTGCTCCAGAGAAGCAAGTTGAAATCTTTAGAGATCTAAAAGAACAATTACCACAGTATGAATTTATTGTGTGCCAAGAACAAGAATTAAGCAAAAACGATTATCATAATTTGCTAGGTAGAGCTAAGATGGTGTTCAGTGCTAACCTACAAGAAACACTAGGTATTAGTTGGTATGAAGGTTTGTTAGTAGATACTATTCCTATGGTTCCTGATAGACTCAGCTACAGCGAAATGGCAAATACTGAATTTAAATATCCAAGTATTTGGACTAAGAACTTTGCACAGTACGAAAAATTTAAACCACAACTTGTAGCAAAAATTGAAGACTATATGGAAAATTATAATGATTACAAAATTCCAATGAATTCGCAGTTATACAATCTAAAGAGAAGTTTTTTTAGTGGTGAAGCATTATACAAGGCAATAAGCAATGGGTGATGACGATTACAAAATTACTATTAATGCCAGTGAAGATATAGGCGGCTGGGATAGTAGTATTACAATTAACAATATTACATATTCTATGCCTGAGCAGAATTCAAACACTGTTACTTTAGATTCAAGTTTTATAAACGATACAGGCAGTGAATTTACATATAACATAGGTTCAACTGCTGATAAAATTTTTGTAGATACAATGCCAAGTATAGCACGTCTAGATGAAATGTGCGAAATGTATCCTGCTCTTGCAAAAGCATATGAACAATTTAAACTTATCTACAAAATGACAGAGCAAGATTTCAAAGGCAAACTAAAAGAAAGAGGTATAGACGATGAAATTCCTTTTTAATTGGTTTAAAGGAAGAAAACGTGTAATCACGGATAGGAGCGGTAAGGTTCCGTATCTAGTAAGATGGTATGTGTTTTTAAAGGACAGAAAAGACTTTCCTTTTAATATTACACTACACAAGGTACTAGTAAGTGACGAACCTGTACTACATGATCATCCATGGAGTTGGGGAGCATTTATTATTAAAGGCGGTTATTGGGAACATACTCCAGAAGGTAAGTTTTGGCGTGGTCCTGGTAGCATACGTTTTCGTTCTGCAAAAGACCTACATTGGTTAGAACTTGCAAAAGATGAAGATGGTAATAACATTCCATGTTGGAGTTTGTTCTTCATGGGTAAGAAAGCACAGAGTTGGGGCTTTGTTAAAAACGGCAAATGGATTGATAACAAGGATTACTTAAAAAATGTTTAACACAAAACAAGAACTCACTGACTGGACTATTGAACAATTTAACAAATACGGTATTAGGCAACCCGAAACTTATACGGAACAAGAAATCAAAGATGCTTGTCCAGAAGTTCCTAGTTGGGTTATTAACAAACCAGACATTAAAGTACTAGACGAGGACGATGGATATCATGATTAAAAAACATTATTATAGTTGGGCTGACGTAGAAAAAATGTGCGTTAGCATTGTAAATCAAATGTACAAGGACAATTGGCGTCCTGATTACATTGTAGGTATTACCCGTGGTGGTAATGTACCTGCTACTATTATCAGTAATATGACTGGCATACGTTGCGAAGCAATTAAAATAAGTCTACGTGATGATACTAGTGAAAGTGAAAGCAACTTGTGGATGGCTGAAGATGCATATGGTTATGTAGCCAATCCAGGACCAACTGCTGGTCCGCATCATAAAAATATTCTTATTGTAGATGATATTAATGATACAGGTGCTACATTTAATTGGATTATGGAAGACTGGAAAGCAGGTTGCTTGCCTGATGATCCTAAATGGAACAATATATTTGGTAACAATGTTCGCTTTGCTACACTAACAGATAATCTATCAAGTGAGTTTAACAGTAATATATCTTATACTTGTCACGAAGTAAACAAATCAGAAGAAGATGTTTGGTTAGTTTATCCGTGGGAGAATGTTGGAGAATATTAATGATTGAAAAGCAGTTTATTTTTCCGACACAAGTATTTAGAGCTGTATACAACAACGCTCAAGATCTACAAAAGTCTGTAGTTACAGAATTGTTAGCAAAAGAAAAAACAGATACATCTCCTGTAAGATATACTGCTAACGGATATACATCATACGGTAGTGAAAGTATTTTAGAAAATCCATTGTTTGAAGATCTAAAAAACTTTATTGATGCATGTGTACAGGAATGTCACAAAGAAACTAAACTACAACATACACCTTCACTTAAGAGCAGTTGGTTTAGTATTAATCGTAAATACACATACCACGAAGAACACAATCATCTTCCAGACACATGGAGTGGAGTATACTACATTCAAGCAGATCAAGATCATCCAGGACTAACACTTGTTAATCCTAACATGAAGGCCAACTGGCCAAGAGTAAATGTTTCAGAACTTAACGAAGCAAACTCGCCTAACGTAACTTGTGCGGCAACGACAGGAAGTTTAATTATTTTTCCAAGTCATTTGCATCACAAAGTTGAACAACAACTTACAGATAAAGAACGTATAATGGTGGCATTTAATTATGGATTCTAAACCTTGGACAGATGTTTTAATTGACTCAAAAGAGTTTACAGTATATAAAGATGGGTATCCAGTTACTGAAGGACATATACTTTTTGTTCCTAAAGAAGAAAACTGGCAGGGCCTTACTAAGTGTTTCGAAGCCGCATACAAATGGGGCTACGATTGGGTTGAACGTGGATATTGTGATGCGTTTAACATTGGACAGAACGTAGGAGAAGCCGCAGGTCAAACTGTACCTTTTCCACACGTTCACTTAATTCCTAGACGCAATGGCGACATGGATGATCCACGCGGCGGCGTAAGACACGTAATACCTGATAAAGGAAACTACAAGAAAGGAACTTATGTTGAAACAGCAAATGATTGAGGCGGCAAGGAAGCACGCCGAAGCAGAAGTCCTACTACACAAAACTAATATTAATGTGTATATGGAAAAGGTTGTTGGCATTGGCGAACATTCAGATATTATTGAAACTATTCAAAAAGAACTGGATGCTATGGCTACTGCGGACGATCGTCTTGAAATGTTGAACAAATATTTTAATGACTAGAACACTATTCATCGGCGACAGTCACGCACACGGATATTCCGAAGTTGGTGATACAATCTCAGCATGGCAAGATAATAACTATGCTGAGATCTATGCCGAAGAAAATAACAAAGAGGTTGTAATTTACAGTCAGCCAGGCGGATGTAATAGAAAGTATCCTGCCTGGATTAAATCAATGCTTGATCGTTATGACGATATTGACGAAGTATTTGTGCAGTCAACATACTGGAATAGATTTTTACTTGCATGCTCACGTAACTTAGATGTTGGCGAAAATACAAATGTAGATTTGTTCTTAGATGACGATCAACCAAAAGACGAAAAGATTAAAAGATATACAGATCATCGTGTAACTGAAAACTACATTGAAATGATTGATCAGGTTCGACAAGAAAACTACGAAGAATTTAAAGGTTTCTTTTTTGACGATATGAAAGTAAAAGCAGACTTTAAACCCTTTCATGAAAAGTATATCTACACAAAACTTTGGCACGAGCTAGTAACACCTTTGCAATATAAAGACTATTGCTTAGACTTATTAGCAATTGATACTATGTGTGCTAGACGAGATATTAAATGGTATCAATGGACGATTAACAATAGAGTATTTGTTCCTGACAATGTTGAACTTTACGGAGATTGGCAAGCAGGTACAAAAGCACCATCGTCTGCAGAAGGTTATTTGCAATTAGCAAAAGCTATTAACATAGAAACGGACGAATACAGAGTCGACGGCGAGCATTATACTAAGCATATACATGAATTAATTGCCAAAGACTACCTAAATTATGTTAAAAAAGGTTGACACAGACCTAAATATATTGTATAATATAAACTATTACAGGCAATCCACTGCCTTAACATCGGAGAAGTAAATGAGTAAAAGTGAACAAATAAAAGCCCGTTTAGAAGACGAAGGCATTAGATATTGGGCAGGTGACAATATTAGTCATGTGTTACAAGAAGGCGACAAACAAGAATTGATTGACGAGCTTACACCTAAGTTCGAAGCAGTACTAGACAGTTTAATTATTGACAGAGCAAATGATCCTAACAGTATGGACACTGGTAGACGTCTTGCTAAAATGTATATTAATGAATTAATGCAAGGACGTTATGATCCTATGCCTAACGCAACAGCATTTCCTAATCATATTGAAAATGGTTACGAAGGTATGTTAGTTGTACGAAGCGAACTAAGAAGTGTTTGTTCACATCATCATCAACCAGTTGTTGGTGTAGCATACATTGGTATTATTGCCGCAGATAAACTTATTGGTCTTAGCAAGTATACACGTATTGCACAATGGTGTGCTAGACGAGGTACACTACAAGAAGAACTTAATAATGTTATTGCTGACGAGATTCAAAAAGCAACAGGTACTAAAAATGTTGGTGTTTACATTCAAGCAACACATGGTTGTTGTGAGAATAGAGGTATTAAAGCACATAGCAGTTTGACACAGACAACTGTGCTACGTGGTGCATTTAATGAAGATGCTGGTACTAAGAAAGAGTTTATGGACAATATTAAATTGCAACAACAGTTTGCATGTGGAGCCTAATATGAAACTTAGATATTCAGAAGCATTTTATTCAGTACAAGGCGAAGGCAAGTTTGTAGGAGTACCTAGTGTATTTCTACGTACCTTCGGTTGTAACTTTCGTTGTATGAACTTTGGTTTACAAAATGAACCTATGCGGGACGAAAAACAAAAGCAAGGTATTATTCACAATGCTGAAGTGCAAGGATTGCTTGATGCAGGCGTACACGAAACTACAAAAGAGTTTAACGACTTGCCTATTATACATACAGGTTGTGATACATATGCTAGTATCTATCCTGAGTTTAAGAAGTTTAATAAGCAGGCAACTGTAGACGAAGTAGTTGAACATTTACTTTCACTTACACCTAATGGTAAGTGGGTACAAGATAACGGTCAAGATGTACACTTGATCATGACAGGTGGTGAACCGTTGTTAGCGTGGCAACGACTTTACGTAGAGCTGTTTGAACATCCACGTATGCAGGACTTAAAAAATGTTACATTTGAAACAAACACTACACAATCTTTACACAACGATCTCTACAACTATCTCAACGATCAAGACAGAATCCAAGTCACTTGGAGTTGTTCCCCAAAACTTAGTGTTAGTGGAGAACCTTGGGATACTGCTATTAAGCCTGATGTGGCTAGTGAATATAGCCTTGTTGACGGTAGTGACATGTATTTTAAGTTTGTTGTCGCTACTCAAGACGATTTTGATGAAGTTAAAAAAGCTGTGGACACTTACAGAAGTTCCGGGGTGGAATGTCCGGTATATCTTATGCCGTTGGGCGGACGCAGTGAAGAATATTCCCTCAACGTTAAAGACGTTGCTGAAGCGTGTATGGCTGAAGGATGGCGATTTACCCCCAGACTCCATATCAGCTTATTCGGAAATGCCTGGGGAACATAGTAGAGATATGGATGCTTTATATGATTTTAAAAACGCACAGCACGAAAAGGCAATGAAGGCTCCTATTGTTAAAGAGGATCCAACAGAAAACTTACGTAAAAAAGGACTAATATGAAAAACTTTATTAAAAAGCTAACTGGCATGGATAAGGTAGAAGCAGAAAAAGCAAAAGTTGAAGAAGAAAAACTTGAATTGTTAAGGAAAAAAGATCCTAAAGAATATCATACACGCAAGAAACAGTCTTGGGTAAATGTTCTTGATATGAAAGTAAACGAAAATAACATTCGAAACGGATTCTTTGAGCTCGATTGGAATAAGTATTTCATCGTAGAATTAATTCAAAACGGATACGGGACTGAACAAGATCCCGAAGAAGAAATTGTAGACCGTTGGTTTAAGGATATTGTTTATAACATGTTATCAGAAGAAGGCATGGATACCGATCGAGGTGCAGGATACATAAATGTCAAACCATTGAGTGATGACAAAAGTGAAGTATCTTAATGGTTGACACAAGCCAGATCTGGTGTTATAATAGTACTATAATTTACACAAAGGCAAACTAATGGCAACTTACGTACTAGTAGATACAGCAAATACATTTTTTCGTGCAAGGCACGTTATTAGAGGCGACTTAGACACTAAAGTCGGCATGGCATTTCATATTACCTTAGCAGGTGTTAGAAAGGCTTGGCAAGACTTTAGTGCAGATCATGTTGTGTTCTGTTTAGAGGGTCGCAGTTGGCGCAAGGACTTTTATGAGCCTTACAAACGCAATAGAAGCGATGCTCGTGCAGCACTAACTGAAAAAGAAGAACAAGAAGATAAGTTGTTTTGGGAAGCCTTTGACACGTTTAAAGACTTCGTAGGTACTAAGACTAACTGTTCAGTATTACAACATAAAGAATTAGAAGCAGATGATTTAATTGCTGGTTGGATACAAGCACACCCTAATGATAACCATGTTATTATTAGTACAGATGGCGACTTTGCACAACTTATTGCACCTAATGTTAAACAATACAATGGCGTTACAGAAACTACTATTACACATGAAGGCTACTTTGATAAGAAAGGCCTACGTATAATTGACAAAAAAACTAAACTAGAAAAACCTGCACCTAATCCTGCATTTATGTTGTTTGAAAAGTGTATGCGTGGGGATAAGAGTGACAATGTGTTTAGTGCATTTCCAGGTGTTAGAGTAAAAGGCACTAAGAATAAAGTAGGCTTAACTGAAGCGTTTGCAGATAAAGACAACAAAGGCTTTAACTGGAATAACATGATGTTACAGCGTTGGGTAGACCATAATGGTGTTGAACATCGTGTACTAGATGATTATAATAGAAACGTTGTACTATGTGATTTGACAGCACAGCCGGCTAATATTAGAAGTATTATTAATGATGTTATCGAAGACGCTATAGAACAACCTAAACAAATAACACAAGTTGGTTTGCGACTAATGAAGTTTTGTGCCTTATGGGATCTTCAACGTGTAAGCGAACAGGCTCAGAGCTATGCTGAGCCATTACAAGCGAGGTATGTAGCATGACAATAAAAGCAAAAGAAATAATCGACGGTAAGTTTTGGATTATTGAAAATGAAGGCAACAAAGTTGCCACTCTAGCATATTCAGATGAACGGTATATGATCACTGATGTAAATGGCTCTAGATTTGTAAACAATAAAATAGACCTTGAAAAAGACCTAGGAAAACTAAGTTGGAGTTCTTTAGAAATTACTGAAGTTACTTTAGATGACGTACATGGATTTCCAACTAGCTGTACACCACATAACCCTTTATATGATGTTAAACAAAAATTACCGTTGTTTACTAAAAGTACAAAATCAAAAAGTTTGTACTGTGCAGGTTTCTATATTATTAGATTTGATAAAGGTTGGGTTAAAAGTTTTTGTCCTAAAGCTATTACAGTTGAACGCTATCCATACAAAGGTCCTTTTAAAACTGCATTAGAAATGAGAACTGAATTGAGTAAAGCAAATGCAAAGTGAGCCATTAAACACTATAGCAATACAACAGTTTATTTCTCAAGTTAAAAGTGCAGATGCAGGTCAATCTAGAGATGTAACACTTAATATTCAGCAAGCAAAAAGATTAGCTTTTACGTTAGGCGAAGTAATGGCTAGGCTTAATGGTGATCTAGAATCTTTGCTAATAAAAACCAATAACAAAGACGACGAGACTATAGAAGTAAGGTTGGACGGCGGAAATAGTTGGTAAAAATAGATAAATATATACGTAGTTAATTAAAGGACAACGTATATGAGTAGACCTAAACCAACTGTTTTATTAGAGTTTATAGATAAAAAAACATATAAAAGCGAACAAATATTAAACGCTGACGCTATATGGGCAGTTTTTTTTAACAATAAACCATTTAATTTAAAATCTTCACATAGTTTAACCAACTACCCTGGTCCTAAATATAAGAAAGTTTCATTTTCTAATCCAGGTCATGCAATAAATTTAGCAAAAAAATTGAATGACTTATTTAACTGCAAGGACTTTTCAGTAGTAAAGTTAACCGCAGGAGAAACAGTTCCTTTGGAAAACTAATGAACTGGAAAGAAAACTATACAAAAATATTTCTTAAGACTGCAAATAAAAGCATCGACGAAGCAACTGTAAAACAGTATATTTCTACATGGTGGCAAAACACACGCTCAAAAGATACAGGCGGACTAAGACTTACTGAAGCGGGTTATAATTTTATAACTGAAGAATTAGAATTACAAACATATCAAGTACCTTATCCTAGGGACTTTGACTTTACAACAAATGTAATAATATGGATGGACCAGTTTATAGATTGTCCTTACTATCTAGATAGACAAGGTATAGTTGTAACAAACGAAAAAAAGGCAATGGAACTGCATCTTTTTAGCGGTGATGTAAGAAAGTACGGCTTAATAAAAGCTATGAAAAGACAAAAAGATTAGTTTTTGGTAAAAAAACTGGTTGACTCCTTCCCCTATTGATAGTATTATATATACATACTTAGAAATAAAGTATGGCACTGAAAACAACTGTAGAGGAATACAAAATGGAAAATGTAGCAGTACGCACTGTAAGTCCTAATAGAGCAAAAAAGAGTATTAGGCATGCTTTTAAGAAACAACGTCCTATCTTTATGTGGGGTCCTCCAGGCATTGGTAAGTCAGATATTGTTGGACAGGTTACTAACGAACTAGAAAATTCAAAACTAATTGATATTAGACTCTCGCTTTGGGAGCCAACTGATATCAAAGGCATTCCATATTATGCCGCAAATGATAATGTTATGGCTTGGGCACCCCCACAAGAATTGCCAACAAAAGAAATGGCTAAGAAGTATAAATGGATTGTACTATTCTTAGACGAAATGAATTCAGCGGCGCCAGCAGTACAAGCGGCCGCTTACCAACTTATTTTAAATCGTAAGGTTGGCGCATACGAGTTACCAGACAATGTTCTTATTGTTGCAGCAGGTAACCGTGAAGCTGACAAAGGTGTTACTTATAGAATGCCTGCTCCACTTGCTAATAGATTTGTTCATATTGAACTTGCTGTTGACTTCGACGACTGGTTCACGTGGGCAGTAAACAATGACATACACAATGACGTTGTAGGTTATTTGACATTTAGTAAAAAAGACCTTTACGATTTTGATCCTAAATCTCCAAGCCGTTCATTTGCAACACCACGTAGTTGGTCCTTTGTAAGTGAATTGTTAGAAGATGAACTTGATGAAGAAACTACAACTGATCTTGTATCAGGTGCAGTAGGCGAAGGCCTAGGCATCAAGTTTGTTGCTCACCGCAAGGTGGCAGCATCAATGCCTAACCCAACTGATATTTTATCAGGAAAGGTTAAAGAGTTAAAGACCAAAGAAATCAGTGCCATGTATTCCTTAACGGTCTCACTCTGTTATGAACTAAAAGAAGCGTCTGATAAAGGCGATAAGAAGTTTGACGCAAAAGTTAATAGCTTCTTACGTTTTATGATGGACAATTTCGAAACTGAATTGGTTGTTATGGGTATCAAGTTAGCCCTCACTCAGTATGCTCTACCAATTGACCCAGACGAAGTTGAGTGCTTTGATGAGTTTCATGAACGTTTTGGTAAGTATATTACCAAAGCACAAGAGGCATAATATAAGGAGTTTGGACGTTCTCCTAAACAAAACGTCCAATTTACTTGACTTTTAATAACAAATGCGTTATAATAAGTACAAAATAAGGAGAGATGGCATGACAATTGATACTAAAGGCTTTGTACCTAATCCAGATATTACACCACAAGAACTTGCAGAAATGCGTAAAAAAGTATTAGACAATGTTATTGTAGCTCGTGTGGGTCTTTTGTTACGACATCCATTCTTTGGCAATATGGCTACAAGACTAAAGATCGAAGCATGTGATGATTGGTGTCCTACTGCTGCTACCGACGGTCGCCATTTATATTTCAACACACAATTTTTTAATGCTATGACAAATAAAGAAATAGAATTTGTTATTGCACACGAAATTTTACACTGTGTATTTGATCACTTAACACGCCGTGAAGATCGTAACCCTGTGCTATATAACATTGCTGCAGACTATATTGTAAATAATCTTTTAATACGTGATCGTATTGGTGATAATCCTAAACTTGTTCAATGTTATCACGATTTTAAATATAATGGTTGGACATCAGAAGAAGTATATGATGAACTGTTTAAAGAAGCAGAAAAAAACGGTGAAGAATTTGTAAAACAACTAGGTGAAATGTTAGATGAACATATCGACTGGGACGGAGAAGGTGATTCAAAAGGTCCTAGTAAAAACGGTAAAGGAAAAAATAAAAAGGGTAAAGGCGGACCTCCTAAATATTCTAAAGAAGAAATGCGTAAGATCAAAGAAGAAATAAAAGAAAGTATGATGTCTGCTGCACAGGCATCTGGTGCAGGTAATTTACCTGGTGAGATATCACGTATGATAAAAGATCTTACAGAACCTAAAATGAATTGGCGTGAGATACTACGTCAACAAATTCAGTCTACAATTAGAAACGATTATACATTTAGTAGACCTTCACGTAAAGCATGGCACACCGGTGCTATACTTCCAGGTATGAATTTTGACACTACTATTGATGTTGCTGTTGCAATTGATATGAGCGGTTCTATCGGAAATGATCAAGCAACTGACTTCTTAAGTGAAATAAAAGGCATTATGGAAGAATACAAAGATTACAACATTAAATTATGGTGCTTTGATACAAAGGTATACAACGAAGACGATTTTACTGCTGACAACGGAAAAGACTTAGAAGATTACGAAGTTAAAGGCGGAGGTGGTACCGAGTTTGATTGTAACTGGCATCATATGAAAGATACTGACTTTGTTCCAAAGAAGTTTATCATGTTTACCGATGGTTATCCTTGGGGTAGTTGGGGAGACGAAGACTACTGTGATACAGTATTTGTAATACATTCTAATCAAAATAAGGACTTACAGGCGCCCTTTGGCACAACTGTACACTATGACAAAAACGCTGCTTAAAACAAAAAAACCAAATAGACTAGAAGTATTTGAGTGCAGGGAAACATCTGTTGCTCCTATACATTTTGAGTATATAAAGTTGCCTATGGCATATAATCTACAAGATAGTATTTCTAAATGGATTAAATTTAATCTAAAAGGAAGATACTATATTGGAAAATCTGTCAGTTTAGGAGAAAAAGGTGTATCTAATGTTAATACTACACTGAGAATAGGTTTTGAAGAGCCTAAAGAACTATCGTATTTCACTTTGGCTTGTCCACTTTTGAAATATAAGTAAATATTTTTGAATAATTAAGTATATAAGGAGTTTATAAATATGACCGAAGAAGTACAACCAGCTGAAGCTACAACCCAACCTGCTCCAGCAAACGAGAACCCAGTCGAACTTACAGTTCAAGACTTGGGTAATATCAAACAAATTATCGACGTAGCAAGTCAACGAGGTGCATTTAAACCCAATGAGATGACTGTAGTTGGTACAACTTATACAAAGCTAGAAACATTTCTAGCCGCAGTAGCTCAACAACAAGCGTCTACTGAAGGAGAAAAATAATGTATAAACATGTAGGTCGAATAAAGACCAATCAAAGAAAAGTTATTGTAGCATATAGAACTGTCCCAGGTGAGCCAGAAAATTGTATTGTAGTAACTACTGAAAACTTAATGGCTGAAGAGCATGATGCTCTTATGAAGTTAATCGAAAGTGATGCAGGACAAAACGAAGATGTTTTTGCTAATGCAATGGCAAGGGCAAGATTACCTGATGGTAGAATCATGTTAGCTGGCTTTCATGTCACAGGAAAAATGCAAAAAGTTGCTACTGACCTAGTAGAAATGACACCAGACAGAAGCACCGTTATTAACCTTACAGAGCTAAACAAAATGATCGCCGAACAAAGAGGTGTAGCAGTTGAAGATTTAGCAACTATTGATGCAGGTAACCAAACAGAAGTTTCACAAATGGCAACTATAAATGATATGCCTGTAGTTGAAGATGCGGTGGCAAGCACAGAAGGCAATGTGATGGATGATGCTGCGTTAGCTGCACAATATAGATCACAAGCAGATACAATGTTTAAAGAAGCAAAGAGACTACGTGAGCAGGCTGAAGAGCTAGTTCCGACTAAGAAGAAAAAGTCTGTTACCGAAAGTGCCTAAGGCAAAAGATAAAAAGTTGCCCCAGGACATAATTGATCATTGGCCTGAAGTTTTTAAAGATGTGGATATTAAGGTTGTACCTGTAAAGTATTTACATAGCGTTCGTGTTTTCTTTACTGATGGTAAAGTGTGGGATATAGACGTTGCAAAAACTAGAAAGAAAAAAGATGCAAATGACATCGAAAAATCACTCGAAGAATTGTTTACTAATTATCAGGACAGTATAGATAATGTAGATTTTAGGCTGGATACAGCAAGAGTTAAAGCTGATATTCAAGGTCGCACTAGAAGTTTTATGAAAAGAAGAAAGTAGTTTGTTTGAGTATTTGTATAAATACATATAGATATTCCAGGAGTTAAATATGGCCCTAAGACTAAGAAGAGGTACAAACGCAGAAAGAACTGCGATTACGCCCGAAGCAGGTGAATTAGTATACACAACCGATACTAAAAAGGTATACGTAGGTGATGGAACCACAACAGGTGGTAACATTGTTAGCGGACAAAACGATATTGTAGATGACACATCACCACAATTAGGCGGTGATTTAGATCTAAACGGTAATAACATAACAGGTACAGGTAATATAAACATTACTGGTACAATTACAGCCACAGGGAATATCAATTTAGGCGACGGAGCAGGTGGCGACATTATTGCTCTTGGAGGAACTATACAAGGTGCATTAACTCCAGACTCACAATTAGCATATAACCAAGGTTCAAATACTGCACGTTGGAACACTGGATATTACGGAAGTTTAGATGTTTTAGGACATGTAGATGCAGATAGTATTAAAGCTGATCTAATTGGAGACGATAGTACTCTTGCTTACAATCAGACAACTAAAACATTTACAGGAACTACATTTAACGGTACAACTGCATCCTTTGGTACAGTAACAGCTACATCTTTTGACGGTGATCTAAGTGGTAGTGTGTTTGGCGATGATTCAACTCCTTTAGTAGATGCAAACAACAACACTATAACTGCAACTGCAATAAGCACTACTAACATTACTGCCTCTGGTGGTACTGATCTTAGATTTAATGCAGTAACTACAAATTTTAATAGAGCACAATCTACATCTTCAAGAGTGTTTGTGCATTCAACAACAGCAACAGGTTTTGGTACCGGATTATTTAATCTTGTTAACACTCACACAAATGTAATTACTGATGATTTAGCTTTTAGTAGAGCAAGGGGCACTCCGGATTCATTGGCAATAATTAACGCAGATGATAAACTAGGTGGTATGGCGTTTAACGGATACGACGGAGCAGCATATCAATTTGGTGCATCTATTGATTCGTATGCAACTGCTATATCTACAGGTAATATTACAACCAATGTGCGTATAAGAACAAGAAATGGTTCTTCAGGTACTATTGGGGTAGGCTTACAAGTTGAGCCAGATCAAACTGTTAAACTTAACACACTAGATGTTTTATCAGGCGATATACTTACTATTAACCAAGCTATAAAACTTCCAATCTCAACTGCTGAACCTGCAACTCCAGCAAACGGACAAATAGCAATAGCCGATGGAACTAGTTGGAACCCTGCTTCAAATGCAAAACAGTCTTTAGTAGCATACTTAGGTGGTGCTTGGGTATTAGTAGCTGCAGCTGCATAAATTAAATTCTAGAAAGGAAGTATAAATTGCTTCCTTTTTTCTTGACCAAATCTCCTGTGGCAAACCATTCATCATACACACAGATGTTACCCTTCACATATAATTCTTCTTTTACAATCTTATAGTCGCACCAAAAGGTATCTCCTAATATGTTGTCTTCTGCTATATCTCCAGGCCAATATGTTTTGTTAATTGCCCAAGGGCCTATTTCGCTCATTCCCCAGTTTGCAAAAACTATGGCACCTTGATCAATAAATGCTTGTATGTGTGATGCAGGAATAGGATCGCTTCCCATAGCAACGTATTTGCCGCTTAAATCTGCTGTTTTAAAGCCTTTTGTTCTAATTACAGCTTCACACATAGCCGGAGCAAGAAAAGTGTGTGTATGACGCTTAAAACGCTTTAAAAAGGTGTATGCGTTAAACTTTTCTATGTCTATAGTACATCCTAATGTATGAGCAGGAAGTGTTTGTAACAGCAAGCCGCCCGCATGTGTCATTCTAGTCACAGTGTATACACTGGAATCTTTTGTTAGTAATTGTCCCTTAATTGCTGTATCAATACAGCACTGCAAGTTTTCTGGCTCTCTAAATATTGTTTTAGGATATCCTGTAGTTCCACTAGAACTAATTTTACATCCGTGTACTAAAATGCTATCTAAATTAATCATTGTTCATATTTTGCTAGGCTATTGTTTATTTGGTTGTTAACTCTTACAAACGTTGTACGTTCGTATAAAGCGTCTATATGTTCTGCACCTACATAAGTGCATACACTACGTAAACCGCCTTGTATCTGCTTTATAACGCTTGTAATAGACCCTTTACAGGGTATTAACAAGTCTCTGCCTTCGTTAGGTCTATACTCTTGTTCTGTTGGTTTTGTGCGGTTGTACATCGTTGTACTGCCTAAACCATAAAAGTTAACATATTTTTTACCATCTACTTCTACAATGTTATCACACTCTTCTGACTTAGATACCATACCTGCTACCATTACCATTTTAGCGCCAGCGCCAATTGCTTTGCAAACATCTCCAGCAGTTACACAACCTCCGTCAGATATAACATCTACTCCGTGTTTTTGTGCTTCTGCATAACAATTCATAATAGCAGTTAATTGTGGAATACCTGTGCCTACTTCAGAACGTGTCCTACAAGCAGCTCCGCTACCAACACCTACTTTAATTAATGTTGCTCCTGCTTTAACAAATTTTTGTATAGGGCTTGCTGTTGCTACGTTGCCAGCACATATTTGTATGTGCGGAAATTTTTCTCTATATAGTTTTATTGTATTAACCATACCTTGCATATTAGCATATACATTTGCAATGTCTACGTTAATAATACCTATGTCAGGAAACCTAGTTACGACTGTTATTGTTTTTTCTATATCCCAGGGCTGTACGCCGCTTGTAATAGCTATAAACCGCCTGTCCTGCATAGTTTCTAACTGTGCTATATGTTGCTCCGCAGTATACTCTTTGTGTATAAACGTAAACACTCGCATTGGTGTCAGTAGTTTAGCAATCTTATAAGTCCCAGTGCTGAGCATATTTGAGACTATTACAGGCACCGCAGTAGTGTCTAACCAATCTATTTCAATGTCAACACTTTTTCTTGTAAGAGGAATATTGCTTTCGCAAGGCTCAATAAGTACATCACTAAAGTCTAATGTTAAACCTTTTACTTTCATTTAATAACCTATTTTTGCACCAGGAGTAGAAAATATCGCTTCTGGTTTAAAATGTACGTTAAAACTTACACACAACTTATCAATACCTGCAGGCTGAGGAGCAGTGCCATGAGGTATGTCACTTCTAAATAATACAAGTTGATTTTGTTTTGTTTCGAAGGCACGTTGAGTTGAATTTACTTTATTAAATGTATCGGGTACTCTGTGCATATTAGTATAATCTCTAAATATTAGTTTTGTTCCTTGCGGCACTTCAAAATAATATGCTCCGCTAATAAAACTATGTCCGTGTAGATGTTGTTGTATATGAGTGTTTTCTTTTCCAATAAAAGCCCACATATCTTTTATAAACAAATAATCAGAACATTTGTTATATCCCATTGTGTCTGCAAATTCTTTACAGCAGTCTAAAATTGCTTTGTTAAAAATTTCAAATTGTGGATTATCTTGTAAGTTAGGATCCCAAGCATGTGTACTAACTGTTACTGTAGTTTTATTCATGCCATGACCTTTTTCTGGATATAAAGGTCCTCCGTCAGTCGACTCTTTAGGTTGTACTGCATTTTTTTCAAAATGTTGTTTCAACCAACTATTTGCAAAATTATAATCTTGTTCGTTTAACAAGTTGTTAAATGTCATTACAGGCTTTGCAAATAATAATTCTAATTGTCCTGCCATTAATAATTCCCTTCGTTCATCTTTATGTGTTCGTACATAGGAGCAATCGTCCAATTTTCAGTTAGGCGTCCTCTACGCTGGCTTCCTGGATCTGGAATTCCTACATCGTTATCTGTATCCCAATCAGTAATCTTAATCCAACGTTTATTGTATCTATCAGTATTTCCTTCATCCATTGGAAATTCAATTGTACCTGGTTCGGATCTACCTCCGTAACGATGAACTTTACCGTAATGACTCCAAATATAATCCTCAGACAATTTAAACTGTTGAGAACATAACGTAACTAATCCTTTAAGTTTTATATTTTCATCTTCGTCTTTTTGGTAACGGCCAAGCTGTCCTACATTTTTTATTCGCATAGTTACAGTGTTAATATCTTTATCATTCATTAGATGTAATAATCTTGAAGGTGCTTCTTCGTTGATACCTTTAACAATAATTGTTCCAGTATCTAAACTAAATCCATAATCTTTGATGTGTTGTACTGCTTGTACTTTCTTTTTAGCACAGCGTAGTTCGTCAATTTCTTCATACCAATCGTCGTTGTCTACTCCATTAAGACTAATATAAACTGCACGTAAAGTAGTTTTACTCAACCGGTTAGCAAAGTTATTACTTGCTAATCTTAAACCATTAGTACATAGTACATTCATATGCCCAAATTCAGTAGTAGCATTTATAAATTTATCTATATGAGGATGTAGTGTTGGTTCTGCACCCACAAGTCTAATCATACATTGGCCAGATAATCTACCTAACCATTTATGAAATTTCTCAAATTCCATGTCAGGAAATAACCTGTTAGGAATATAACAGTTTTTACATTCCATATTGCATCTATGTGTCAGATCTATAACAATATCACTAAAAGTATTTTCTTCAGGTTGTTGTTCGTAGTAATTTAAATTGCTAAAATCTATTTCTTTAGTCATGCATACAACCCTAACTTTTGTTTTTTATATGCATCAATTTGTTTCTTGTATATACCGTTTAACCCTCTGTTGATGTATATCTCTTCAGCTGTAAATTCTATAAGCTCTTTATGATCAAATTTACTCATATGTTCGGTAAGGTCAAAATTAAATAACTTTTGCTTCATAAAGTCGTTCTTAATATACTCGTCAGCAAATTCTGTAGCTTGTCTAAAATTACTCCATTCGCTTTCCCAAACTAACACTCTATTATCTAATTTATTATTCTGTCTACCGGTTGTTATATAGTTGTTAAATCCTTTAGATGTTGCCCAATCCAATATTTCTTGATTCTCAGTAAGTTTATATCCGTATTTGCCTGCATCCATACTAAAATCACTTTGTGTAGTGTTGTCTGAATCTGTGCTAATATGCAATCCCCAATAAAAGAAACTATCCCAGTTATCACGCATCCATTTTATACCTTCATGCCACGACTCAACAGGCTCATAAGGTAACCCTGCAATCATTCCTGTTGTACCTCTATAGACTCCTAAGCGTTTCATAAATTCTGCTTTAATCCATAACAACCCTTTTTTGATTCTATCCGGGTGCATACCCTTTCCAATTGCCTTAGCGGCCAACGGGTGAAGTGTTTCTATGCCATAAAAATGTGCCCAACATCTTGCTCTTACTAATAAATCAATTTGGTGTGGTTTACTAATTACTAGATCAATTCTAATAAAACAACTGAAGTTTGGTTCAAATGGTAATCGTTCAACTACATTAGCAAGTATCTCAATTTTACTATCTCTGTCGTTAAATGTATCATCACTGATAATATAATTAGTTGTACCCCAACGATTGTAATTATCCATAAGTTCTTTATACAATGATTCTTCGCTTCTGCTGTAATCTTCTTTAACTCCTAAGAAAGCATAATTGCAATATTTACATTTGAATCTACAACCTCTACTCATTTCTAAAGTTAGTGCTTCGTGATTCTTAATAAAGTCATTTTCATGATAGTCTACATGATATTTAGAAATAGACAATCCTTTATAACTATGATTAGCATCAACTAAAAAAGATTGAGGTGCCCACTCTGGATACTTGCCTTGCGGCATAGATCCGTTATCAAATAACCATTCTAACACAGGTTTTAATGCGTGTTCGCTATATCCAAAAACCATTGCATCAGCTCCAAAATCTCTTTGATATGGTTTGGGGCCTCCCATAACAATTTTTGCATTAGGATATTCAGATTTTAGATATGATATCTGTTCTATGATAACATGGTCTTGCATCCATAGATTACTTACTCCAACCATATCAATTTCAAACGGCAAGCTATCTATAAATTGTTTTAATTCTTCATTTGTCCATCGAGTTGACCAGTCTATAACTTCTACTGTCCATCCATCAGTACGCATCATGTCAGCAATTTTATATGCTCCCATTGTTCTGCGTATAATCTCATCGCCGCTATCATTTAAAATTATTGCGTTCTTCATTTTTTGTATACAGCCTGCCAACACGGATATTCTTTCCACTCTCCGTGTGCTGGCAATTCTCCTTCGTTAAAAACTACTTTACTATAGTTATCAAAAACATCAAAGTCTCTACGCTCAAGCTGAGGCGGCTTATAACCTAGAGGTGTATCACCTGTAAGTCCTATACCTTTTAATCTTGCAGATTCGTTTATATAAAGACCATTATCATTTAATACACTATCTAACTTTCTTGCATATTCTGTTTGTTTATTTTTGGGATTAAAATGATAAAAACCAAAATCTATTACTACATCAAACTTGCCTATGTTCCATTGTTCTTTTATAAGGTCTTTATGTTTAATTTTTGTTGTTAATCCTTGGGAAATTGCTACATGTGAAAAATCATAACCTACAGCATCATATCCGTTATCAATCAAATATTGCAAGTTCCTTCCGTTACCGCAACCCAAGTCTAGTACTTTGCAACCTTTTGGAAATAAATGTATAACTTCCTTTAAGAAGGTACTTGTATAACTACCCCAGGCAACGTTACCGCTAGAATAAACTTCATTCCACCTTGTGTTATCCATTTAAAAGTTGTGCCTTTGCATTTTCGTATGTATCGTTGTAAGACCAAGTCCACGCATATCTTGCTAGATTACCTTTGTTAATTACTTCATGTACTATTGTTGTGTTAAGAAGTATTGGAGTATCTACAAGACTATACGATTCAACTACTTCACCATTTTTAAAGTACTGCACATAATCATTTGACTTTGCATATTCTGTAGATGCTCCATCTTTTATCCATTTGGTTTCTGTTGCATTTTCTAAAAAGTTTGTAACACATTCTGCACTGTTATTAAGTGCTGGTATGTTTATAGATGCTAATCTCTCTATATCTTTGTGGGCCGGTAAAGAAGTATTAGCACCTACCTTAATTAGTTTTATATAATCTGCTAATCCAGGAAGTTGCTGTTTTATATTCTGTAATATAGCATGGTCTTCTACAGCAACAATATTTTCATCAGCCAGGCGTAAAGCATACTTACCTGTAGCTTCTTTCCATTCATCTGTAATTACATTATCAAATAAAGATTTAAAAAAATCTAAATTAAAATCTATGTTAGTTATTGGTGTAGAGTATTTCATTTATTACCTTTTTAAAATCTTTGTTGCATGTCCAACTAATTATAACTCTTACATCCTCGTTATAATTTTCAACATCATGTGGAATATCATTACGTATTAGCGTTGGTACTTTTAACACATGTTCAAAATCTAATTCTAGTTCACTTGTTACAAACCCTATTTTATCATTAGATGCCAGTTTTACTTTAGGCATTTCATTACTGAAACTATCGTGTATTGTTCCGTATTGTAGTTCAGTCTTAGGTTTATAAAATCTTGTTACTTTTGTTTCGTCGCAATTATTGTAAGGAATATTAAGACTACACGATCTTCCTAGATCAACATGTATAGGCCAACTACCTTGTTTAAGTTGATAAATGTTAAAAGTATTACCTAGCCAAGAATACGTAGAAACATAAGGGCATACAATTTTATCATTGTCTTGTGTATTCCAATCTGTAGGTATTTTTTTATTTACAAACTTAAACAACTCTACAGTATCAAAATTAGGTAATTCGTACACATATTCGTTTCTAATCATATTACTGTCTCCGGATTATAAAGTTCACAAACTTTATCAAACGTTTCTTCAAAGCATAATTGGAACACAATTCTTGTGTTATTGTCTTTGGTAAAGTGAACATTATGAAAACATTGTCCAGTATTTAGTATAGCACCTTTTCCTTCATAATTTGTTTTACAAACAAAGGTTTTATCATCATCGTAAAAATGTGTTTCTCC